TGATCTTCTGAAAGCCGCTGGTTATTCTGCTCCTGCTCGTAACTTTGCAAGGGGTAATATCCTTGAAGGTGGTTACACAAGTCGTTGGACGGGAGCTTAATCATGAAGACGTTTCTGTTCGTTACATTCCTAGTTATGTGCCTGGCACTTGTAGGGATAATAGAAGACCCCTGTTCCACCGAAGGATTAATGGCGGGTTGTGCAGATTAGTGCTTGACAAACCCTAATTAGTATGATATACTATGTATATAATAAAAAAGAGGTTGTTATGGTAAATAAGAAAAAGGATGCGTTGATGAAAACACTCTTAAAAGAAACGGTTGCAGTTATACATTCTGCATTTGAAGATTCTCCACGTACTGTTGCTATGGTTAATGTCGATAAATCAATGAGTGAATCTGAGAAGTTGGAGTTTGCTTTCAAAAAGACAAACTCAATAGACTCAGCATGGTGGCGTGATGAAGATGTTACCCCTATGTTTGGTAATGAATTTTGCCGGTCAACGAGTATTGGTGATATGGTGCTAATTGGTACTGATAAATTCAAACTTAATAGTGATGGATGGAGTAAGATATAATGATACGAGAAACCAAAACAACGCCTAATACTATAGTTAATCTGGATGGACCAAACGGTAACGCATTTGTGTTGTTGGCCACCGCAGAAGGTGAAATGGAAGGTCTTGGAATTGATCGTGATGATATAGACGCTATTCTGGATGATATGAAAAGTAGTGACTATAATAATCTTCTAAAGACAATGGATGAACATCTTGGTGCAAATGAAGACTATCCATTCGGTATAATTTTTGAAACAACAAATGAGGAATTGTTAAATGCCTAAAGTGAGTGCAAAGCGTATGATGATCGATGCTGCAAAGGCCTCTGCGCCTAACGTGCCGGGTGACACATGCCCATCCATCAATTACGTTCAAGAGATTATTGAACAGATTGCCGCTCGTGGTGATCCTTGGGCCGACAAACAGGCTAATGTGATAACTGATCTTCTTGAGTATGTTCGTGAAGCAAATCAAGAGCTTCGCACATCATCTAAGTATTGGTATGACAAGTATAAGGAGAATGTATAATGCAAGTTAACACTGATTCTGTTGCGATACTAACCAAGTCAATTCTGGAGACAGAGGTTCAACTTTTAAAGACAAGACTGAAACCACAAGATACAGGAAGAATTTCTACTGCAATTGCTGTGTTGGAAGAACGAATTGAAGAATTAAGGTTATATACATGAGTAAGGAGTATTGGTATAGAAAGGTAGATAATGCTAGGATTGCTCTAGAAAATTCTACAACTCAGTGGGCTACTAGGTATTGGCAAAATGTTTTATCATATCTTCTAAGACGGGCTAACAGAGAAACATAAATAGATTTATGATGGTAACAGTAACAGATCGTGCTAAAGAGTATATGAAAAGTGTAATTATGAATGGTGATCATGTGTCCCTCAGCGTAAAAGGTGGGGGATGTTCTGGTATGCAATATGTGTGGGATTTAAAAAATAATCTACCTGACGTTACATGGTCAGACCCTATAGAAGGCGTGTTGGTAGTCGATCCTCTAGCTGAAATGTATGTTATGGGTAGTGAGGTTGACTATGTAACAGAATTGGGTGGTTCTTATCTCGCAATAAAAAATCCTATGCAAACAAGTTCATGTGGATGCGGCGAGAGTTTTGGAGTATAAAAATGTTTGAATATAATTGTAAGATTGTTAGAGTGGTGGATGGTGATACAGTAGATGTTGATATTGATCTTGGTTTTGGTATATGGATTCATAAAGAACGTATTCGGTTGCATGGCATCGACACGCCAGAGAGCAGAACAAGAGATTTAGTAGAAAAGAAGTTTGGTTATCTTGCAAAGGAAATGGTTGAATCATTTATGCCTGTTGGTTCCACTCAAACATTAGTCACGGTAAAAGATAAGGCTGGTAAGTACGGCAGAACACTTGGTAAGTTTAAAATACACGATGGAAAAGAAGATAGGCAGACAACTTTAAATGAATGGATGATTGAGAATCACTACGCTGTGGCATATCACGGGCAATCCAAGGACGCTGTAGCAGGTGAACATCTTATTAATTACAAAAAGGTCATTGAAAATGTCGATCTTACTGAAGACCAGCTTTCTTTGTATATTAACTCTCGCTCTTAATGGTTGCTTGGCACTAACCGTAGCGGGTGGTGCAGTAGGACTTGCTGACTCGATTGAGAAAAATCGAAGGATGGATATAATAGAGAAGAGAATTCTCGCCTTAGAAACCCCCAAGAAAATATCAAAATTTAAGCCGTATATTCCTTTTTATACAACAATGGATACTTTTACCAAAAGTTTTTATGATACTATGTACTACAGAGATGGGAAAAAATGAATTGGTGGATTGAAGAATATAAACAATTTCATAAAGAAGAACGTGATTATGGAAATGGTGGAGCTCTCAAGTTTCATAAACTTCATATTGACGATCTAATCATCGACACGAAAGCAGAAACTTTACTCGACTTTGGTTGTGGTAAGGGTGATGTGTATGAAGTTAATGATTGGGACTGGCCTATGCCTACTCTGTATGACCCTGCAATACCAGAGCACGATGAACTTCCAGACGGGATGTTTCATGGGGTTTTGTCAACTGATGTGCTTGAGCATATACCAGAAGAACAGGTTCCCGATATCATTGAGCAGATATTCTCACGAGCAGAACGGTTCGTGTATCTTGGTATTGCAAACAATGAAGCAAAGGCTGTGTTGTCAGATGGTACAAATGCTCATGTAACTCGACAACCTGTTGAGTGGTGGAAGAATCAAGTGGAGCTCTATGCTCCTAAAGAAATATATACTCACATCAAAACGTATGGTGATAGCAATGGGTATGTTATATTAAACGAAGAAATATATTTAGAATGGATGCTTGAAAATGTCTGATGTTAAAAACAAATACAAATTTGTCCTCAAAAAGGTTAAAGAGCTTGATGAGGGCGGAACAGAATATGAGAAAGAAACTTATATTGGATTGACTGAGGAAGCTGGTCGATATGAGGGGGTGATATACAAATATGGTAAGGTATCAATCCCTGATGAGAATGAAATAAGTTCAGAAGGTGCATTGCCTTTTCGGTTTGAGTATGATATTATAGATAATAATGATCTACCACAAGAATACTTCAAGGAAGATTTTTTTGGATTGATCGGCGATATTTTAGTAGATATTATAACAACAGACATGCCTGAGGATACAAAACTTGACAACAATTGAACAAACAGCCCTATCTAACTTAATTTACAACGAACCATTTGCTAGAAAGGTACTACCCTTTATCAAGGGAGATTATTTCTCTGATCGTACTGAACGTATTGTATTTGAGGAGATACAAAAGTTTGTAGACAAATACAATGCTCTGCCAAATAGAAACTCTCTTGAGGTTGAGCTAGATAATAGAAAAGACTTAAATGAGGATGACTACAAGCGTGTGTTAACTGTAGTCAAAAGTCTAAAGAATGATGAGGATGTTAACTTTGATTGGTTGGTAGAGACTACTGAACAATTCTGTAAAGATAAGGCTGTGTATAATGCAATTGTGGATGGGATTAAAATTATTGATGGAAAAGATAAAGATAGAGGGGTTGATGCTTTACCTAGCCTTCTTACAGATGCCCTGGCTGTTGGTTTTGATAACCGTGTTGGTCATGATTATCTTCTGGATTCAGAATCAAGGTTTGATTTCTATCATAAAGTAGAGGAGAAGATTCCATTTGATCTGGACTTCTTCAATCGTATTACCAAGGGTGGATTACCACAGAAGACACTTAACATTGCTCTTGCAGGCACTGGTGTTGGTAAATCTCTGTTCATGTGTCACATGGCTGCAAACTGTCTTAGTCAGGGTAAAAGTGTCCTGTACATCACTCTGGAGATGGCTGAGGAACGTATTGCTGAACGTATCGATGCAAACCTCATGAATATAACTATAGATGATTTGCATGAACTACCTAAGCAGATGTATGACAGCAAGATGGATGCTATCATTAAGAACACCAACGGAACTCTAGTTATCAAAGAATACCCTACTGCATCAGCACACAGTAATCACTTCAGAGGACTGATCAAGGAACTGGCTATTAAGAAGTCATTCAAACCAGATATCATCTTCATTGACTATCTAAACATATGTGCATCATCACGATTTAAGGCGAATGGTAACGTCAACAGTTATATGTACATCAAGGCGATTGCTGAGGAACTTAGAGGACTTGCAGTTGAGACAAATGTACCTATCATGTCTGCAACTCAAACTACTAGGAGCGGTTACTCTAACAGTGATGTGGGACTAGAGGATACGAGTGAATCTTTCGGGCTTCCTGCTACTGCCGATCTTATGTTCGCTCTTGTTAGTAATGAGGAACTTGATGCTGCTAACCAGATTGCAGTTAAACAATTGAAGAACCGATATAACGACACAAATACCAACAAGCGTTTCGTAGTGGGTATAGACAGAGCTAAGATGAAACTGTTTGACGTTGGTGAAGATGAACAGAAGGGTCTAGTAGATAGTAATCAGAAAGAAGACAAGGAAACGTTTGCTGGGCCTGTATTTGATAAGACTGAATTTGGTGATGATTGGAAAATGTAATATTGACAAATACATATAAGTGTGATACTATTAGATATAAAATGAAAAAGGATAAATTATGATTGAAACAAATTATGCAATAAACACGATATTTTTTCTAATATCAGGTGCAATGGTTATGTGGATGGCGGCAGGATTTACTGCCCTAGAAGCGGGTTCAGTACGAACCAAAAATGTCACAGAGATTTTAACAAAGAATGTAGCACTATTTTCAGTAGCATCTATTGCATTTTTGTTTTTAGGTTACAGGTTAATGTATGGGTGGAATGAACCAGATACACATTCCATGTATGCTGATTTCTTTTTCCAAATGGTATTCGTTGCAACAGCAATGTCTGTTGTTTCTGGTGCTGTTGCAGAGAGAAAGAAGTTGTGGTCATTCCTAATATTTGCTGCATTATTCTCAGCGGTTATATATCCATTAGAGGGCTCTTGGACATGGGGCGGTGGATTCCTAAGTGAATTAGGATTTTTTGATTTTGCTGGTTCTGGTATTGTGCATATGGCTGGTG